GTACTATTGTATTGTTGATGTACTAATAATCCTGATGGTGTTGTCCATCGTAAAGGTACGTTACATTTACCAGCCTTGATACCGACAGACTTAAACCATTTCATTGCTTGTACTGCTGGTCGTATCATGCGTGCTGATTCTTCATGCAGTATGCGGGCCATGTAATGAGTAGTACCCATTGACCCAGACTTATTTAACCAACAGCTATTGCCATATAAATCTTTAGCTCTTTTAACTCCCCACTCATACGCATACTTATAGAAGGCTGTGTATGTAGCAGCGAATGGGATAGTCATCACTGCTGCCTTAGTAAGACTGCGATCAGGTTGTAGCATCAACCATTTCTTACTGTCGCTACTCTTATCAAGCCTTAGTCTTTCATTTATTTTTCCAACGACTGCTGCATATATATCTTGTGGCTTGTCGGATTGCGTGAGGTTCACCTGCTCTGCCATCTCTTGTGACCTAAGCAAGCCAGCGAAATTCTGCACACCTGAACAGGTGCAGTCCATGATGACAGGATGCCTGCACTTATAGGTTGGCCCTTCTTGTTTCCACTCGTAATAGGTACGACAGAAAGCTAAGAAACTCCACGGTTTCTCTGCTCTAGTCCAGAAGTTAGGACTTAACCAAGCGTCATTGCCTGCTGCAAGGATGAGTTGCTCATGCTCTAGCACCCAGTCGATTCTTGTCTGCCAGTCTGACTTGCCTAGTCCATATACATTTGCACCATGCACACGCAACCAGTTCACATGCTCATCTGTCTGCATGTAGTTGTAGTAAGAGAACTGTAAGAGTGCCCGACTTAGATCATTACCTTGTGGGTTTAAGTATGGTGGCCTGTAATAAATTCTTCCTCGACTGTCCAGTTGGCAGGGCATAAACAGTTCATCTTGTTCTTTCAAATCGTTAGCTATATGTAGTAACCAAGCCAGTCCAATGCGTGAACCTCTTGTCTTCTCCTCTAGTATGTGCTGCTTCTTAGCTGTCTTTCTCCAAGCTAATACTTCAGGGCTGTCATCATCTTTACCTTTAGGGTAAAGCGGTATCACCGGTTCTTGTTGCACTACACCAATAGACCAGCCATTATCCCTTGCACTAATAGCCTGCTCTAGTATCCACTCATTGATAGTCCAACCAACATCACTAAATATTTCTGGTGCTTTCTTACATGGCTCATCACCTTTCAAGTGTTGAGCTACTACTTCGTTGTTCGATTTAACTAAGGGTATCTGTAAGCGTGGGTCATGGTATCCACCGATTAGATCAGAGTTAAATGCTACCCCTGGTGCAATGGTTGGTAGATAGTGAGGGATTAGTAAGCCTTGCTTGTCTTTAACTTCTTCAATCCACTTCATGCACTCAGCCGTTGGCTTAATAATCCTACGTTTCTTATGTGGTAGGTCATCCCGTTCTACCTTGATAAACCCTGTCTCTTTCTCAATGATATAGATAAGCAGCCCACCTATTGCCATGCGTTCTTTAGCTGTCCATTGGACAGTGCTTGTCATGTGTTGCAAGCCTTTGATCTTATGTCGTTTACGTTGCCTGCTCCTGTTGTATCTGGCTAACTCATCCTTGTTTAATCTCTCAAGCATGGCCTCAATCCATAGCCTATCTGCTATCTCTTGTCCAACAGTATGAAAGGTAGGGTTGAGAGTAAGAGTATCAATGATTGTCCGAATAGCTGTAGCTGCTATCGTTTCAGTGGGAAGATTGTTCAGTGGTTTGAGTCTTGACCAGCCAACACCAGCCCGTCCAGACTCAGACTCTTTCTTTATGTATTCGATGTGATCTTTAATAAGACCGTACCCTTTAGACGACAAAGCCTCACCCCATCTGGAGCGAGACTGAATCTTCTTAGTTTGTAGCTGGTTCTCTACATAGCGTGAGTTATCTACGCTATTAGAGATCATCCTGCTTTCGAAAGTTAATATTTCACTCAAGATCTTGAAGTGTCTTAGCGTTTAACTTTGCAAGTATCGCCTTGTTAGCTGCGACCTTTGCTTCTAGTGTTGAGCGTTGCTCTTCGTAGTGCTTGTCGAGCCAGTCTTCGATGACGTAACGGCATACACCTGATGTGCTCATGCCTTTCAACTCAGCTAACCGATTAAGTAGGGCTGAGTTATAGATGGATGTCCTTGTTTGGATACCAACTACATCTTTAATAGGAGTCGTCATTGGCTGTCACATCAATAGGTTCAGTGGACGGTGGCTTTAAGTTATTAAGAAGCTTAATTAAAAGATCCTTAGCAACTATTGTTCTCGATAACGTGGCTGTCTTGCCTACTACCATGTCGTACTTGTCTCCTAGTAGCATCTTGAGTTGCTCTATCTCATAAGCTACTTGTGAATCAAGTAGTGCCATTGACTCATCATCTAGTCTGATGTTGAGTTGATTTCTGTCTGATCTTTTAGTTGCCATGTGATTGCAATAGAAAAACATTTGGGTGTATGGGTGTGGACTTATATCATGGATCTTCTTACGAAAAGAATAGAATGAATGCCACAAGGTTGGTCGAGGGTTGACACGCCTGCTCCAGACGGAGACTCCGCACTGTTATCCCTCGGTAATTAAAACAAGGTGAGTTGCTTGCGTTCTGGTTTACTGTCTGACCCACTAATCCCTGCCATATAGCCATGAAAACTACACTTCATAAACCATTCAAGAATATCTCTTTCATGGTCAAGCATTTTCACAACGTCCTGTGATTCAAAGAGTTTGTGCATGAGTTTTTGATCTCGGCTTTTTAATTCTTTGGTTGGGATTATTAGTGCGATTGATTCAGGTAATTCTTTTAGTATTTGTTCTTTGTCCATGGTGTTCAATAGCTGCTGTAAATAATCTCTCGCTCAATCATCCACTGATACTTATCACTAGATGTATTGCATGTTGAGCAAGTCATTGTCTTATCCCTCAGGTGATAGACACGGTGTGTACTTTCACAGTGAGGGCACTTAACAAGCTTGCCATCGAAGCCAGTGCGTGAATACTTACGCATTGGCTCGAAGTACTCAGTCACCTTGCACTCACCATCTTTGCAGGTGATCTTCTTGGTTGATTCAGTTGGCCCCATTAGCACACTCCTTACATAAAGAAACATTGACCCTCATTTGATGCACGACCAGGGCCATGCCATTAAATGATTCTGACTGTCCATCTTTCTTTGAGCCTAAAGTGATAAACCTTTGACCGTACTTATCACCCTTAACTATTGAGCACTTGCAAGCGTGGCAAGTGCGTGCTTTCCTTGTTGTTTTTAATTTCATTAGTCAGGCTCGCAAGTAGTGGTGAAGTCTTGAAGGAAGTCAGGCGGTGTTCCCTCTGGTGCTTCCTCTCTCCGTAGCTCTAGCTCTTCTAATGATGGCGGACTGTCGATGACTCCATGATCATGGACACCTTCAACGATCCAGTTATATTCTCCAGTCAATAGCTCATCGACTGAATCAAGGAGCTTGAGTAAATCTCTAGGGGATGTGCTATCCCCTACGAGTTTCAGGTCAAAGAATATTCTCATTACACCCCCCAATAAAAGAGGTTAATGAACCATTCAAGGGCATCATTAGCAGTGTCGAAGTCTAGCTCCAACTCACACTTAATAGAAGGTGTTGTCCAAGGTGTGCCCCAGTCCTGCCATTGAATCTCAGGGTTGGTAGCATGATCAGCCCAGTTATCTAAATCACAGATGACTTGGCAAGCTGGCCCCCCTGTAGTGAGTAGCACCCTGCCCTTAGTTGGCATAAGTTCTGTATCTCCTCCTACTGCTTGCCAGTCGTCAGACTTCCAGCAAACATCAAGGGCCATTTGTCTAGCTTCGTCTTCGATGTCTCTCTCATCATCCCAGAAAGCATCAACCCGAGCTTTATGGCTGAGCTTGTAGAGTTCGATGATGTTCTCAAGCTGGCCCTTACAGTTAGTAAGGGCGTGGTTCTGCTTGGTTGGTGTTGCTGTTGTCATACTGCTAACCCTTTGAGTTCTGGGATGCTGTAGGCAAAGGTGTGGCCCAGAGCCGCCAATGCTTCGACATCTTGTCTTGAGATCGTCTTCTTGCCTGTCAGCGTTCTGATGGCTGAAGCGTGAGAGCTAGCTACATAGATGGCTTCATTGCCGTAATTGCTCCTAACCTCTAATTCGATTCTGTTCATTTAGTTCGTGGTGGGTGAACAATTAGAAACCTAATCGAATGTAATTAGAATGTAAATGGTTTTGTATTAGAATTGTAATATAAGTTCATATTGTTCTCTTTGCGGTAACAAAGACAATCAAATGAAGTGGAGCCGCTCCAAGATTCGACCAGATCCCAGAAAATGCAGTGATAATCTTGCATAACTGTCATTAGAACAGTTACGCAGCCCCCCTCCCCCCTTGCTATCACTTCATTCTCTGGAGTAGTAAAATTAACTGGACAGAAACTGGACAAGATATAGAAAAATCTGGCCTATTTTGCCGACCCTATGGGGGGATTTTTAAATTTCAACTATATAGCGTTAACCCCTCACATTTTTCCAATAAAAATTAGGTTCTGTGGGGATCTAACAGGATCTTATAGGGTGGATCTAGTGGGATCTTATAGGGAGGATAAGGAAGATATTCTATTCATATATGGACACTTAGTGATAGCAAGGGGTTTCAAGGGTAGAATTTAGGGGGTTAGCTTGGTCTGCCAGTGAGCTAACAAGGGGGCTTTCCTGTGGTGGGTGAAGCCCCCGCTAATATTTGTGTATGATTAGGGAAATCACTGAAATGTTATGGCTAGGAAGAGTACGACAGAGGTATTGGGAGACTTACATGCAGGGTTAGCGGAGTGGTTTATGGATAAGTTGGTGTCTGGAGAGATGACTGTTGCAGATGTGAATGTAGCTAGGCAGTTCTTGAAGGATAATCAGATTAGTGCACAGCCAGTAGAGGGTACAGCTTTTGGAGATCTAGCGAAACAGTTGCCTGATATAGAGAATGTCGTAGCATTTAAAAAGAAAAGAGCTTAGTTATGCCAAAAGGAAAAGGAACTTATGGAACTAAGGTAGGAAGACCACCAAAAAAGGATAAGAAAAAGTAGATGGGAAAAGAAAGATGGCAGCCGTTACCTGATCAGTTCAGAGAGGACTTCAGGTATTTTTTAGTTGTCGTCTGGAAGCATCTTCAACTTCCTAACCCGACTCCTGTTCAGTTAGATATAGCTGAGTACATGCAGGATGGGCCTAAGAGAAGAATTA